TGATACCTAATGGATCATTCAATTTACTCTTCAGGCTTTTGATAAAACCTACAAAATGATCTATAATTGCGAGAGTATCGGGTGATACTCGTTGACTCATATAAAGATTAAGTAGGAGATTATCAGATTTGTTAGAGTTTGGTTTACATACTCCATCAAAGTCGAGGTTATATTTATAAGCTTGCTCGCGTATAAATTTTATTTCATTTTGAAAATTATAATAAAGAGCTTGTCGGTATGAATCACGTTTCTCATGAATATCATCTGTCATATCTCCGATCCACATTTTCTCTGCCATTATATTGTCAACAAAGAATAACTTCAAGTCATCTGCATTCGAATATCGACGAGCGATTTTATCAAAAAAATACCGATCTCTCCTTTTTTCAAATGAGGATTGCTTTAAGTTTGCTCTAAAGTTATATTTAAATGCATCATATTTCTCTTGAGAAAAGTGCAATTTAACAGAACTGTAAATGCAATATGCTTGATATCCATTCATGCGTTAAAAAGAGAGGCAGTAGTTCTCTTAATAATATTACGGTTCATAGCTTCTGCTTCAAGCTTAACCTTGAGTGGACCTTTAACGAGCTTTGCCATATCTTCAGGATCGATCATTCTTTGTTCGCACAAATGACAGATAGCTTCTGCATATGACATATTATCTTTATGAACTAACATTTCGGTTTGGAATGTTAACTCTTCGCGTGTCATCGAGATTTTGATTTGTATTTTTTTAGCCATTATATTGTTTTGAGAATGAGCGTCTGATCGTTTACACGTCCATTAGCAGGTTTGCGCTTAGTCTTTAGTTCATCAATGATCTTATGGCTTCGCTTTTCGGTTTGTGTTACAATTGCGTTGAGTATATCATTTGGTTTCCTGAGCGTCATACTATAACTTCGTGATTCATCGAAGTTCTTTAACGTGGAACCTTTCACAAATATACCATCTGTAGAATTACACTCATACACTGTTAGCTTACGATATTTGATATTAAAGGTATAGACCTTCTTCGACCCAGGGATTTGTACTGGAGATACAGATGTGATAGCATACTCGTCAGATTCGCTTAGGTAATTCAATGATTTTACTTGCTTATCAGCAGTCTGAACCTTTTTCTTACGTGGCTTACGAGCATTTGTATGTGTAGCTTTGTACTTCTGCATCTGAGAGATCATCTTATCAAGCTCTTTGATTCGATTACGAATACCTGCTTTGGTCAGATGTGAATAGCCTTCGACACAGTCAGTATCACCGTCAACTGCTCCAGAAAGCTCTGATTTTTGGAACTCAAGCCATTCATCAACGTATTTAAGACCTGCAGCTGGAATGGAGTTTTGTTTAAGAGATGTATGGAGATTAATGCCAGTCACCTTTACTTTGTCATTGATCCAATCATCAAGCATCCAATCAAGATCACGGTTCACAGTTGTCTGTACCTTATTACGTAGTCTATCGATAGGACTTATATTAGGTCCTTTAACAGTTGGCTTATCATCAGTGTCTTCATCGTCTACGACTTTGAATCCAGCGAGCAATCCATCGATCTCTTTCTTAACAAAGTCAAAGTCATTATGAAGCTCAGGGTTTGAATATCCTGGTTTTTCTTTATAATATTCCATGGCTCCATCACAAGTAGGTAACATACCATTGTTCATGGCTCTACAGAGTTTGGATGTCGTTACTGAGGGAAGTGTATCTCGCAAGCTTTTTATATACTTAATCTCTTCCTTCGTATATTTGTTATTCTTCATCCACTCAAGAGCAAATGCCTTTAGATCTTTGGCACTTAAGTAGTAATTATAGAAACCAAACATACGATTTCGATTTGTCATAAACTTAATAGGGTCCCAGTTTTCACATCCGTCCCATTGAGGTTCTTCGCCAGTATATTTTGAATCGTTTGCGATAACGCGATTATATTTATCAAGTACTTTAGCCATAATTTTATTCGCTTAGATCTACAAGTGAGTCAGCAGTGTGTTTTGTCATGAATTCGAATTCTTCTTGAATATCGTCAAGAGATGCTTCTTTAGGTGCAAAATCCACGTAATCTTCTATAACCTTAGGTTTTGCCTTAGCAAGGCGTCCTCGAGCGGGCAAACCCTTTCGTTGCCGATCAAGGCGCTTAACTGTCTTTTTAATAAATGCGAGTCGCTGTTTTTCTGTCATAATGTAATACTATATCAATTTGAGTGGTTTGTAAATAAAATAATTAACGGCATCGGTTACATCCACCGCATGGTTCTGTGCGATGATGGCTAACTTTCCTCCAATATCCTTCACGTACGACAAAAGGATTTCCGTATACATCATAATTATATACTGGTTTTACCCACCTGTCTTCATAATACGTATAAGAACGAGTACAGTTCACAACTCTTGGAGTAAGAACACGCGGGGGTGGGGCATATCCTCTATTAGGTAATGTGACTGTTTTTTGACGATTAAGAATTCCACCAGTAACTCCTGATACAACGCCAATCAGCGCTCCAGTTTCTCCGTCGTTTTCTCCTGTATTATTGCCAATGACTCCACCAATGACACCTCCCACAACTCCATCTCGAATAACTTCATTGAGTTGGTATTGTGCGTGAGCTGTAGATGCAATTGTGATTGCTCCGATTAATGCTGCTGTTATTTTTGTTTTTTTCATAGTGCTTTTAGTTTGTATTTAATGCCATCAACCTCGACAGCTTTACCTTCGCAGGTCTTGGATGACTTAGGTGTTCCGTTTTTATCGCCTTCGCTGTCCTCGCAGTAAGTCACTTTACCATCGGAATCATATTCATACCTATGCCAGTAGCCATCACTGTCCCCGTAGTAAGTCACATTACCATTGGCATCATACTCACGGTTATAGCAGTAGCCATCACTGTCCTCGAAGTAGGTTTCGTTACCGTCATCATCATGCTCATACTTATACCAGAAGCCATCACTAGCCTCCCAGTAGGTTACATTCCCATTGTCGTCTTTAATCTCGATAGGGAATGTAAATGCAATTCCTAGTTCTGTTAGTGTTTCGCTTAGTTTTTTCATAGTGCTTTTAGTTCGTATTTAGCCTATTTACCTAACTCAGCCATCTTCTCATCGACCTCTTCACGAGTGATGCCGCAAGACAGAGTGTAGTTATTCAATATCCAGTCGAGCCGCTCCCTGTCCTTACGGATCTCGGCGTTCTCAGTCTTAATCTGCTCAATGGTATCCTCTAGTCTTTTGTATTCTGATTCATTTGTTCTCATAGTGTCTTCCCCCGAGAATGAGGGCAGTGGTTTTAATGTGTTTTTCATAGTGCTTTTAGTTTGTATTTGATTCCATCAACCTCGACTACCTTACTTTCGCAGGTCTTAGAGGACTTTGGTATTCCTCGTTTGTATCCAGTGCTGTTCTCGAAGTAAGTCTCATTTCCGTTGGTATC